TCCCACGACTCTCCTATCGTTTCCTTCACACCAGTAAACACATCTACTATCAGATTCCATACACCGCTAAATATCTGTTCAATTCCGCTCCAGGCTGTTTCCCAGTCTCCGGTAAATACTCCGACAATAAATTCAATCAATCCACCCAGTATCTCTGCGGTATCTCCAATTACGTTTATGACCAGTTCAAGCACATTTAATAATTTCGTTCCCATATATTCTGCAACTAAAGCTAAGACAGGGACAACATTGGCTGCGATCCACCCGAAAAGCGGGACAAGCACACCTTCCCACCAAAGCCTCATTGCATCTATAATCTTTCCTATAAATCCGGAAATCTTTTCTAGTGCCTCACCAAAAGGACCTTCCATAAGTTCCCGGAATTTCTGTCCAAGCCCCTCCAATACGGGAACCATGTACGTGTTATATCCATCCAATAACTTACCTAATATTTCAGAAAATCCTTCTGCAACAGAATCAAATAATGGTTTTAAATGATTATCATATACATCCGACACAGCATCCCTTATGGTCTGCACAGCCGTTAGTAATCCGCTCGTAAATGGCTCTATAGCCTGCAGTGTTCCCTCCACTGCGTTTTTGATTATGTCCTTATTTTTGATAATCGGCTGAGCGATCATATTCAGGATATCCCTGCCAAGCTTAGCAGCATTTTCAGATATCGCCATTCTGGTTTCTGCAAATATGCCAATTAGGTTTGCTGTTATCTGTTGCGCGGTATCTCCTCCAAATACAGAAAATATATCCGCAAAAGCAACGGAAAAATTTCCGATAATTGCAGAAATCTCAGTGCCAATATCAAACATTGAGATTATGTACTGCTTAATGCGCTCTGTGTTCTGCGTTAGATACTTTTCTATACCTCCAATAAGATTTTGAGCTATCGTAATTCCAATACTTGCAATCGAACCTGAGACCTGCCCCAAAGAATACGCCAATTGATTCGCGAACTTATTCGCTGATGATACAACCTCTGGATCAGTAAATATTTCTTTCAAAGTCCGACCAATGGACATAATATCTTTCTTTATCTCTTCAATTCTCGGTTTATAATCTCCAAGCCCCTCAAAAAAACCCTGTTTGAATAACCCTGCTAGCTCCTTAAACTTGTCTATAAGAGCCTTGAGAGAATCACTCAACTTATCAACAGCATTTTCGCCCTCCGCAAGGTTTCCATAATCAACATTTTCAACAGCTCCACCAATCCCAGGGGATGCCTCTCCTCCACCCGAACCAGATGTGCTGTCTTTTTCGTTAATCTTATTTATCTCATCCAGCGGGCTTAGATATCCCTCTGCTGCTTTCTTCGCATCTTTTGTAGCTTTTGCCGCTTTTTCTGTTGAACCAGCAAGATTTTCTGCTGCATCAGCAGCGGCGTTGTATCCGTCCGCGGTATTTTCACCGATACCACCAGAAGATGCAATATTTCCGGCTCCACTTCCGGCAGATGATTTGTTTCCCGTCAAAAGCTCACTGAAAGACCGAAACGCCCCTGCTGCAACAGAAAGCCTTGCAATCATGGCATTCAAAGAATTAATAACATTGGTGATAAATTTCACCGCTTGTATTGCTGCCGGAAGAATAATCTTTCCGATGCTCGCCATGAGGGTTGTCCAAGCCTGCTTTAAGTTTCCGACTTGGTTCGTCCAAGTATCAGCCTCTCTAGCAGCCTGTCCCATAGCCCCAGACAGCCTATTCGCATCCTCCACCATCTGCAACAATGTGAGCTGTTTTTGAGCCTCAGAAAGATCTATAAAAGATTTTCCGTACAGTTTCATTGCAGCGGCATTCCGGGTGTATTCCGTCGCAGACAATCCAAGGGCAGCGTCATTTTCATAGTTCCCTTTCAAAAACGATTGCAAATATTCCGTTGTTTCTTCCAGGGAACGGTCGTAGAACGCTGCGCTGTCAGCTACGGCTATCATGGCTCGTTCGGACAGCTTTAGGGAACTTGCTGTATCCATTCCTGTAGTTTTGGCAAATGCAGCTATTTTTGTGAAACTGTTTTTCATCCTTTCCTCAGCGATTCCTGCCTGATTTGATATTGCAGACAAACTCTGAGATGCATTTTCTTCTAAATTTCCGAAAACCTGAGAAAACTGCGCCTCCATAGCCTCAAAGTCAGATGCCGCCTGTAAAGCCTCTTTCCCAAACTGCACAATCTTACTTACAGCAAAAACAGCGGCAAGGGTAGCATACAGCTTTTTAGCAGATCCTGATATCCTATTCATAGAACCGCGAATGCCACTCTCGCCCTGCCTAAGTCCATCTGTATTTATTCTTGTATTTATCCTTATACTTCCATCATACCGTGCCATAAAACCACCCATAAAATAAAAAAGTGCCACAGACGCGTATTACACGCATCTATGACACCTTTTAGTCCTTCCACCGCCCTAGTTAGCGGCGTGCAAATGATTCAGTTAATCTCTTGCTACAATGGTTCGCTCAATTTCCAAAACCATTATGTTTCTATCCTTGTCAAGCCGAACTTCCACATACTTTCCTTTGGAAAGTGTTTCCTCAATCGTCGCAATATCCTCCAGCGACAGCTTATACTTAGTTCCCATTTCCATCCTCCAATCTTTTCTTTTATTGTACCATTATTTGAGAATAAATTTGTACCAAGTTAAAATGAAAAAGAGCGGTTGTTGCGCCGCCCTCTTTCGTTATATATCTAAAGTTTGCTGTGCATTCATGGTTTCGATTGTTTCAGATAACACAAGCGGCGGTACATAGCACTGGATAATAGATACCGCTGTGTCGGCTTGATTCCGCTTGATTGCCTTGTATGTGCTTACGCCAAATTGCCGCCGCAACTGATTGTGCAAATCGGAATAGAGCCGCCCTCTGACGCTTCTGTCGTTGTATGCGTTGCTTTCCTTTCCGCCCAAGCACTCCACGCCTTTTCTTTTAACGGCGTTTGTGATTTTGGATTCCTCCACGCCCAATATCGGCATATCGTTCTTGAAGTCCTCCAAGTCTTTCCGCACTGTGGATAAACCATCTGACAGAGCATTTACTTTCCCATCAACCTCTTTCAATGCCTTGTAGTGAAGTTCTAACAGCTTCATAGGATTGCCCGCTACTTCTTTCAACATAATTACCATATCTTTTGACTTATCCTCAACCTTTACAAAATAATTCCTTGCCTGTTCACCACGCTCATTTTTCTGTTGCATGGAAAGTTTCTTTGCGAAGGCAGAGGTAAGTTTTGCGTCCTGTGAAGCATGTCCTTTGTGCTCCTCATTAGTGAGGAACAGAAAATAATCCACGTTTTCTTCTGCAAAATCGTTGTCTGTAATGTTACTTTTAAACCATCTCGAATAATTGTTTGTACTCATTCCAAGAAAATCAAACAATTTTCTTGCTGTTGTCATACCGTTTTCATCAATACCCAACGCAATTTCAATGGGTGTCTGCATTGTCGTGTTTGCAATCTCATTCATATACACTTTACCGCCTTTCCGTAAAATCGCCTTTTATCAGAATAGCGGAGAAACGGTTAAGGCTTACCGCTTGTCGTGTACGTTTCACTATCCCCGCTGAAATAATCGTATCATAGAATCAGAAATAATTTGTACCAAGTTACTCACCGAGATAAATATGACCTTATAAAGAAATATAATCTCTCAATCTGCCTGTCATCTGCCTTGTTTATCATTTCAATAAGAACTTCCTTCATACCGTGGCACCGCCTTTCTGCTTCGTTTCAGCCATAGCCGCACGGTAGCCTTTGGCATATCCGTAGTCAAAAGTAGTCTGAATGGTTTTCAAAACATCATGTCTTGCATTATCCGCAAGGGAAAACATTTCATCTAAATACATATTGTACTTCCGATCTTTCTTTTTTGCTTTAAAGAATCGTTCAACATATTTCTTAATTTTTTCCATAAAAATAGTACCTCCTTCAACATTTTTGGTTGCAAGAGATACCCTCATATGATAGTATATTTCATACAAGGGTTATCTCTTGTGGGTAATTGAGTAGCCGACACTCGCCAAAGTTAAGCGGCTACTCTTTTTCTATTTCTTCCTTGACTTTCTGAACCCCTCTATTAATAACATCCGTGCGGCTTGTTTTTAATTTATCAGCGCAATACTGCAAATCTTCCGCTTCTTGCTTTGTTAATCGTAAATCAAGCCTTACGTTTTTGGGGTTATCTTTAATTTTCTGCCCCATTTTTGGTGACAATTTGTTTACCTCCTTTCCAAAATGCACGTGCATTTTATGTTTTTAATATATCAGATTGCACGTGCTATGTCAATACCTAAAATAAACAAGACAGCAGATTTTTTCTACTGTCTCTTTTCTCAATATTTAGTTGTAATTACACATAGTACGGATTCGGCTTCATTGCAAGAGTGATAATGTCGATAATCCACCCAATGCCAAACAGCCCAGCGGTAAATAAATACAAAACTCCCATTCCAACCTTACCTTCATAGAATTTGTGACCGCAAATTGTAAATATGCAAAGCAAAAGAGATACCCATTTATTTTTCGGTCTGCCATAGACAACCGGGCGCACCGTTGCGCTTGCATTTGAAGAAGCAGCGGCTGACGCACTGGAAGAATTGTTTATGATAATATTTCGGT